TTCCAAACCCAGAGCTTGGCACCAACACCGCGCCTATCATCAACTCGGCCAGCATCAAGCTAGTCCATTCGTATAACTACAAGCTTAGTCAGGATCAGGCATTACTTAACGCGGCATATCATGCTGTGCATGCTATCGATCCAGATGCAGCCAATAGATTATATAAGGTAAAGTATGAGCTAAACGAGGCTGAGTATAAAGCTTTGTCTGGTGATGCACGCGATGCATTCGACAAGGCTGGCGCGTTGACTATAAGCGCAGCGACACCACAGATTAAGCTACACGATCCACAAAACGAGTTTGCCAAAGATTGATGCCCACACGCGCATCTCAGCGGCCACACTAATCCCGGCATGGTGCCGAGGATAAACAGGCTACACAGGTAAGGAACTGACTATGAAGCGTCTTATTTCTCTCACTGCCGCCATCGCCATGCTGGCAGCCCCGGCTTTCGCTGGTGGCTATGCGGCTGGTATCGGCGGTATCGTTAGCGTCAACGGCACGGCTGGGTCTGGATCGTATGGCTCTATCGATGGTGGCGGTGCTGTGACTGGCAAGGGAACGGTTTATGCCACCAGCCAGAGCAGCAACAATGAAGGCAGCCAGCAGAGCTACAACCTGTCTGGCGGCGAAGCGTCGAGCTACAGCACCCAGCAGGGCAGCGGCTATGTCACGGCTAACAATGCCGATGGCAAAGGGGGTGTTGACTATGCGGCTGGTGGCAGCAGCGATGCCGAGGGCAACTACGCCCTGACCGTCGCAGGTTTTGCCGCCGAGTATGGCGGTAGCAACTGGTAACACTTCCGTAACTAAAAATGGCGCGCAACCGGAAATTGCGCGCCATCCTTAGCAATCACAGGACAGGAACCTAGCGACATGAGAAACCTACTGCTTTCATCTGCCATCTGTCTAGGGCTTTTTCCAGCCGTTGCGATGGCGCAAGTATCACAGTCATCTGATAGCAATGGGCAGTCTACTGCTACTGCTATCATCGAAGGGGATAATGGTGGATACGCCAGCGGTTCAGGCAACGGCTCAAATGGCCAGGAATATTATAACAACCACGGTAACAACGTGGATGCAGTTGCCCCTACCGTTTACGGAGGAACCAATCCATGTGGCGATGCTGCTACGTTCGGGATATCAGCTATGGGAGTCGGAATATCTGGCGGGGTTGCTTCGGAAAAGCAATCATGCACCGACCGATCTTGGTTCGTATTGACCATGACGGCTGCGCAGAAATTCAATGATCCTCGTTTCGAGGCATGGGGCATCAACATCGCATGTCAGGATAAGCATATCGCGAGTGCTGCACCGCCCGGCATGTGCCCTGGTCAGCAGCCTCAGACTGCGCCCGTGGTCGCTCCTATTGCTGCCATCACGCCGAGCTATCCTAAGACGGTAGCATTCACACAGCCGACACCGATTGTTGCACCTGTCAGCACAAAGCCGGACTGGTGCGGAACGTGGTCGAAGGGTGATGGCACGTTGCCAGCAGTTTGCCAGTGAATATGCTATTCATCTGCGCATCGTTAGCGCTACTCATTGCTTTAGGGCTGGCGCTATCGTATGCCCTAGATGGCTGGGCTATCGACAATAACCCAGCCGCATATTGCTCGCACGTTGTTCTAGGGAGATACTGAAATATGCAAGTCTACAGCACAAACGGCGCGCAGTCGCAGTTTACCAACATGCTCATCTTCGGTATGTCTGGTGCTGGCAAGACGCCACTGGCTGCGACACTCGCCAATGTGCTGATAATTGCAAGTGAGCCGGGCTTGAAATCACTGTCTGCCTATAAGATACCCTACGTCATGGGGCGCAACTACCGCGAGGCTATGGACGTGTGCCGGTGGATTGTGGGCAGCAATGACGCGAGACAGTTTACGACTATTTTCTTCGATAGCATCTCTATGCTGTCTGAAAACATCCTTATGGACTGTAAAAAGAAGTCATCCGATCCGCGCAAATACAGCCCGGAAACAACTGGCCAGACTATGGAAGTGGTGCTAGAGTTTTTGAAGATACAGAACAAAAACGTGGTCATGACGTGCAAGGCTGCTAGGGAGGTTGACGGCTTGACGGGCGCGACCAGTTACGCGCCATTCGCTGTTGTGCCTAAGCTAGGCCCAGCGCTGCCATACCACTTCGATGAAGTGCTGTTTCTGTCGCGTCACCGCGATAACAACGGCCAAGAATTTTCTGCATTACGTTGCCGATATGATGCTGAGTGCCCATCGGCGCGCGATAGGTCTGGTAATCTCGATCTTTGGGAACGCCCTGACCTCACCTATGTCATCAACAAAATTAATGGAGTTAGATAGCATGTGGTTCAATCCGCAAGAGCATGATGCAAGCGGTGCTTTTGGCAGCGCTGGTATGCCACTCGGCAAGTATCCTGTTGCTATTGTCGGTAGCAGTGTTGCAGCTACCAGCACGAATGAGCGTAGCGGCAAGCTGGTATTTGATCTTTTGATACTGGATGGCCCGAACAAGGATCACAAAGGGCAATGGACCTTGAACCTGTTTAACGAGAATGAGCAGGCTCGCCAGATTGCCGGGCGACAACTGGCAGCCGTTTGCGCTGTCACCAACACGCATCAGCTTGTTGCCAAGCCCGAGGGAGTCGAGCTTTGGAATAAGCCATTCATGATCGAGTTTCGGAAGCAACCAAAGGATGATCGCTACACCGAGTGTTGCGGCGTCTGGGATATCACCGGCAATCCTCCTGTCGGTGGCAAGGCAGCCGCGACTACCCAGTCCGCACCGCCCGCCCAGTTCGGCCAACAACAGCCCCCGGCTCAGTTCCAGCCCGCGCCACAGCAGCCCGCGTCTGGTGTGGCAGCGACGCAGGGCGGTGGCGGATGGCAGCCTGCCCAGCCTCAGCAGCAGCCTAGCCAGGGCGCGGGCGGATGGTCGGCACCGACTCAGCAGCCCACACAGCAAGCACAGCAGCCCGCGCAGCCGTGGTCTCAGCAGCCTGCCCAGGGCGGCCCGGCACCGTGGGGCGCGCGGTAAGCTATGAAGGTTCGGCTATCAGGGCAACAGCGTAAGGAATTGGCTGCCGCCCTGGTAGCCGACATCGATGCGTATTGTGTCAGCACCTACACACAGGATCACCGAAACCATCTCGGCGCGTCTGTGATAGGCGAGAAATGCAATCGTAAGCTTTGGTATGCTTTCAGATGGATGCACCGTGAGCAGTTTTCAAGCGCTAAGCTACGTCTATTCAATCGTGGTCATAGGGAAGAGGAACGACTTATTGAGTGGCTACGTGGGATTGGTGCCGAAGTCTGGTCTCACACACCTGAAGGCCAACAGATGCGTATCACTGCCAGCGGAGGCCACTTCGGCGGATCACTCGACGGCGCGCTTAGACTGCCCACACGCTACGGTCTAGACACGCCATTCCTAGCGGAATTTAAGACCCACAATCAAAAACAGTTTGACAGCCTGATTAAGAACGGGGTGCGCGTATCGCACCCTAAGCACTTTGATCAGATGTCAACATATGGCGCGGTTTATGATCTGGATTACGCTGTCTATTTCGCGATCTGTAAGAACACCGATGACATCCATATCGAAGTTGTCGAGATTGACAAGGCACTTGGCCAGCGCAACCTTGCCAAGGCCAATGACATCATCCTGTCGCAGACAGCACCGGGCAGGATCGCGGCCAGCGTGGCGTATAAGGATTGTTCATGGTGCAGCATGAAAGGTATCTGTCATCTTGGCGAGCCTGTCGAAAAGAACTGCCGTAGCTGTCAGCACGCTGTGCCGGTTGATGGTGCTAAATGGGCTTGCAAGAAATTTGATCTGACTTTAGTTCAAAGTCGTATTGAAACAGGTTGTATTGACTGGCAGGAGATAGAACACAGATGAGGCAAGTAGCTATTGCCGTTTATACTACCTGTATCATAGTCGATATATTGGTGATCATAAAGTGGTTGTTCCTGTGATCTCAGCCCGCTGGTATCAACACGAAAGCGTAGATGCTATCTTTAACTACTTCTATGGGCACAACGGCAATCCGCTGTTGGCGCTGCCGACTGGCGCGGGCAAAGGTTTCGTCATACCAATGTTCCTGCATCGTGTGTATGCGAGCTATCCGCTGACGCGAGTAGTGTGCGCCACACACGTTAAGGAACTGATACAGCAGAACTACACCAAAATGCGGCAAGTGTGGGCATCGGCCCCGGCTGGCATTTACTCGGCTGGTCTCAAGCGTAAAGACATGGGTGCACCCATCACGTTTGCAGGCATTCAATCAATCCGTAGCATTGCCGAGATGCTAGGTCATGTTGACCTATTCATCATTGATGAGGCGCACCTACTCGGCCCGTCAGATGATGGCAGCTACATGAAGGTGATTGCAGCGCTTCTTAAGATCAATCCGTATATGAAAGTAATTGGCTTCACGGCAACACCGTGGCGCACCGGCATGGGGCTGTTAACCAATGGACCGATATTCACAGACATCATCTATAACCTTTGCACCTCGGAAGGGTATGCGCGCCTGTTTGCGGACTACCATCTTGTGCCCCCGCGTCCAAAGCGAGTTTACACACAGATTGATACAAGCGAAATTGCAGTCAACAACGGCGAGTTTAGCCAGAGTGGCTTGCAAAAAGCCGCCAACGCGGAGGTTACATGGAAGGCCATTCAGGAAGCGTTATCGCATGGCCAAGACCGTAACTGCCGTCTTGTTTTTGCAAGCGGGGTTGATCACGCGATATTATGTGCTGAGATGTGCCGCGCCCTCGGCTTACGCGCTGCGGTTGTCCATTCAAAAATGGATGACAAAGAACGCGATAACATCATGGCGGCTTATAGAAGTGGTGAAATCGATACGCTATGCAACAACGGTATCGCGACTACCGGGCTTGACCATCAACCTATAGACCATATCATTGCGCTACGCGCTACCATGTCTGTTGGTTTGTGGTGTCAAATGGTAGGGCGCGGTATGCGGCCTTGGCAATACAATGGCTGGCGTAAGACCGACTGCCTTGTATCCGATCACGGCGGAAACACAGCCCGGCTAGGCCCTATCGATGATCCTGTTATCCCAAAGCTGAAAGGCAAAGGAACTGGCGAGGCACCTGTCAGAATATGCCCAGCCTGTGATTGCTATAACAATGCTGCCGCGCGGGTTTGCGCATGGTGTGGCGAGCTATTCAGCTTTGAATTTAAAGTCAAACCAAAAGCTTTTGAAGATGAAATAATCCGAACCGATCTACCACATAAAGAATGGTTTGGTGTTGATAGCGTCTACTATACTCAGCACACTAAACGGAATGCGCAGCCGACTGACAGGCCCACCATACGAGCTACCTACCAGTGTGGGCTGAGGACCTTTAACGAATTTGTCGCTATCGAAGCTATAGGCTTTGCACGCAAGAAAGCTTTGGATTGGTGGCGACAACGCTTCCCTAACCAAGGTTTCTTGCCCACAACAACCGAGGAAGCCATGCGGTATATAGATCAACTAATACCGCCTAAGCGTATAGAGGTTTGGGTTAACAAGAAATACCCGGAAGTGACAGGGTATGAGTATTAACATGTTTGACAAAGCTGCCGCTGATTTAGCTATGCGACGTGTTCGCGTAGGTGACAGGATTGCCGCGACATTCAACGGCAAAAGTGTCACTTATATGGTGATAGAGAAGCCATCAGACGGCTATTCGATATACTGTCAGACACCGACTAACAGGGTATCATTAGGGATAGCCTGCACAGCCTATTATCAAGAGGAGCTAAAAAAGATGCGTATTCAACCTGACCAAGTTTCCGCGCAGCCCGAGGCAGAAAAGCCGCGCGGTCGAGGCAGGCCGCCCGGTGCCAAGAATAAGGGTAGCGAGGCACAGCAGCCCCAGGAACCTAACACCTATCTAC